TTGCAGGACATTGACCATGTCACGGGCGGCTCAAACTCGACCACCGGCACTTTTGCGGCTACAGGCGTTGCCATCGGCGACATTGTGGTCGGGACAATAAATTCAATCGGCTCCACAACCGGGATCACGCCAGCCAGACTGTTGCAGGATTTTAGGGTTGAGTCATCCAATGTGATCCGATTCACCGTCTTCAACACCGACCAGACCGCCGGTACCATTCCTTCCGGCATTGTGTCCGCAACCGCCTTGAGGTTCACCGCTTAATTTTATGGCCATCAAATTCAATCGTTCCCAGACATTTGCAACCAACGGCACGGTTACTGCGCCGGGGCTTCACAACCTTGTGGACGGACTGGACATCTACCAGGCGCTAATCACAGACCAGACCAACCTGACCAGCGTTGGCACGGCTGACGAGCTATTGATTGCCGACGCCGATTTGACAGCCAATGACGCACCTCGCGCCGTAACAGTTCAGGAATTGTTCAACGATGCGTTGACGGTTGGAACCTATACGGACGCAAATTTTACCGGCAACCTGACCTACGGAACCGCCACCGGCAACCGCACGGTTAGCACCAGTGCCTCGATTACCACAGGCACGATCAACAACGCCACGCTGGGTACGACCACTGGGACTGCGGCTACGTTTGCAACGGGCGCAATAACCAATCTTACGGCTGGAACAACCACATCTACTGCTTCCAACATCACAAACGGAACGATCCAGACGCTGACCTCCAGCACGGCGACGATTACCGGCGGAACCTTTAGCGGGTCCATCAATGCCACCGCTGGAACAATCGGCACTTTTAACTCGACCACTGGAACGATTGGCAATCTATCAACAACCCTTGCCGGTGACTTTACTATCAGCCAGGGAACAGCAACGCTTGCAACAAGCGGAGCAACGGCTGGAACTTATGGAAGCGTAACAGCAATTCCATTTCTAACTATAGATGCAAAGGGTAGGATTACTTCAGCAACAACTGGAACATTCTCGTCAACTCCTGCTGACGGGTCGATTACATTTGCCAAACTCTCCACTTCAGCAACAGAGGCAGACAACGCAGCGAAGAGAGTTGCAAAGGCTTGGGTGAAATTCGATGGCCTAACAAATGTCGGTGGTTTCTGCACAATCAAGGATGATTTTAATGTTAGCACGGTTGCAGATAATGGTACTGGTAATTACACAATAAATTTTTCAACCGCGATTGGAAACGTAAACTATGCGATTGCAGGAATGTCTCAACCAACATCAGCCGTTCCAAATGGTATAGGAATATCTCCAGCAGTAAGTCCATCCTCAACTGCGTTAACGGTTGTTACATGGTCGGGAACTGGACCTGGAATAAGCGATGCGGAGGGCGTTACAGTCGTTGTATTTGCATCATAAAATATGAAAAGAATAATCTATCCAGACAACAACGGCGGAGTAATTGTGCTTACTCCATCACCCAATTGGAAAGGCTCAATTGAGGAGCTTGCCGCAAAGGACGTTCCAGCTGGCCGTCCGTACCAGATTGTGGATACCTCTGAAGTTCAGCTTGACCGAACTTTCCGCAACGCATGGGAGTACCAAGAATGATTATAGTCAACCCAGATAAGGCAAAGGCGATTTGGAAAGACAAGTGGCGCGAGGCTCGTAAGCCTTTACTTGCTTCCCTCGACATTGAATTTATGAAAGCAGTTGAGACTGCTGACACCGAGAAGCAAGCAGAGATTGCATTAAAGAAACAAGCCTTGCGTGATGTGACCAAGACAGAGATTGTTGGCAATACGCCCGAAGAGATTAAAGCAGTTTGGCCTAGCGTGTTGAATTAAGAGAGGGCAACAATGACCCTGTCTGAAATCGCACAATACGCAGGTGAAAAGGTCGGCAAGACCGACTCCGACACGCTGACCTTCCTCCAGAAGGCCGCCAGCCTTAACTATCGCCGGGTCTGGAACTTTGCCCCTTGGCGCGAGACGGTAACATCCTCGACCTATTCCGTTGGAACCAGCCGCACCGTCACGCTTGGTTCGAATGTGGAAAGCCCGCTCTCGGTGGCTTATGACAACAGCGAAATCACCCCGATTGATCTGGCCACCATCGTCAGCCAAGACGCTGACCTGCTGGCGGACACCCGCACTGGCGACCCGCAGTTGTATCACTTCACCGGGCGCAATACCTCCGGCATCGCCCAGCTTGACCTCTACCCTCGGCTTGAGACGGCTGGCACCGAACCGCTCCGTGTGGTAGAGAAGTTGAAATGCCTTACCCGCACCAACATCATTGTCGATTTCCCGCCCAGCACGCAGGCTCTGGACGACGAGCTTCGACTGCCCCATGTGCATCATGTGGTGCTGGCCCTGACCCATGCCGATGCCTTGGAGCGCGAACGGCAGTACGCCAAAGCGCAGACGGTTGTGCAGACGGCCAACGCGGATCTGGCGGCAATGGCCAACTACGAGTTGAGCCAGGTCGGCGGGATCAAGCAGATCAGCCCGGTCAGCCTTGGCGATCTTTCCATCGAAGAAATCACGGCGGCTTAAACGGAGGGCATAGCGTTGCCTTACTACTCCGACAACTTGGACGACTTGCTGGCCTTTGACGGCATCCGCTCGTTTACGGGCGGTCAGGCCAGCGGTCTGCAATCCGATCTGTTGGCCGAGAACCAAGTTCAGCAGTTGGTCAACATGACCCTTTCGCCAAGGGGCAGCCTTGAGACTCGGCGCGGGCTTTCCAGCTTCAGCACCTCGGCCACCAGCCAGGTTGGTTCGGTTGGCGGTATGCGTTATTTTGCCCCGCCCCAAGCCAGCGGAGAGAGGCTGGTGACGGTGACGCAGGGGCGGCTTTATGCCATCGACTCAACCGGGAGCGCAAAGTTGCATCCCGCCGACGAAATCTGGAACGACATCAACCGCACATGGGGAAGCGAAGCCCAGAACTGGGCGGATGGATTTTCCACCGACATCACCGCCAAGGTCAGCATGGCGCAATTCAACAACAGGATGTACATGGCCGATTCGGACGGAGAGCTTTATTATTACGACGGGAGCATCGCAACAAGGCAGGCTGGCAAGGTCAGGGCGGTCACGGTCACCAGCGGAGGCACGGGTTATACGACGGCCACCGCACTTGTGACCGGCCCGAATTGGGGTGGAACTTTCCCGACCCTTACGACCACGGTGGCGGGCGGGGTTGTGACGGGCGTGGTGGTGACCGACGGTGGATCTGGCTATTCCACCGCACCCACGGTGACGATCATCGGGGATGGCGCGGGTGCCACCGCCACGGCCACGGTCAGCCAGCCTCCGCTCAATCTGAGCTTCCTTGTCAACACCGGCAACCGCCTTTTTGGTGTAGGTTCGGGCCAGCAAAAGAACACGCTTTATGCGTCCGACATTCTTGACCCGACCGTCTGGGATACCGCCAACAGCGCCATCATCAATGCCGATGACGGGGATGAAATCACCGCCGTTGTGCCTTATTACGAGAACAGGGTCATTGTCTTCAAGAAGCGCAGGATCTTTCAGGTCACCATCCCGCCAGACATGACCAGCGCGGCGGATTGGGTGATTCAGCTTATTTCAAACAACACCGGGTGTGTGGCTCCGGCCTCGGCCGTGCAGGTCAATTCCGACATCTTCTTCCTTTCCGACGACGGTATCCGTTCGCTGGTGCGTTCCGCATCCGACGACTTCACATCGGTCGGGCTTCCAATCTCCGAGGTCATTAAGGATGTCATTCAGGAAATCAACACTGCCGAGATCGACCTGTCCGCTGCGGCTTTCTACGACAACCGCTACCTGCTTGCCGTGCCGACAGGTTCCAATGATTACAATGACACCATCATTGTTTACAACACGATCCTTGGGGCGTTTGAGGGTACCTGGACGCCGGATGTCATGCAGTTCGCCCTGACCAATTTCCAGAACGAGGGTACCAGGCTGATGAAGAAATCCACCACCGGGCAGATCCAGCGGTACAGCGGATACAAGACCCCGGCGCAGGTGACCACCGCCGACTATCAGGATGCCGGGGTGGATTATGAGTCCTATGTCCGCACCTCCGACATGGACTTTGGCGATCCGTTCGCCGAGAAGCATGGCAGCCACTTTGAGGTCATCTTTGATGATTCCTTTTCAACCGATGTCAGCATCACCATTCAGCGTG